TGCATTTTGTATAGAAACCTATCTACCTCGCGAGGGGCCGGAAACAATTTATTTTTTGTTTCTAAATCTTCATAAATAAACATATTTTTTAGGTACAAACTCCGTAAAGTCTTACCTAGTGCGCTGGACTTATTCAAGTAAACAAACCCGTCTTCCACTTGTTCCACTTCTAAACAATAAGCGGTCAAATTCTTGTCAAAGCCTTTAGCGATATATACCATATTGTCGATATAGTACCCCGTTAAAAAAGTACCGTCACAATAGAAACTATAAAGCCTAGATTTCAAGCCTTTAATCTTCGCTATATTCTTATCGTTCTTAATCTGGAACTCGTTATTAGCAACGCTTTCATAAATGCTGGACTTACTCAAGAGTTTAAAGAATCCGCTCTCTTTTTCTTCCTCGGTCTGGAAAGCTGAGTGAGGGGGGAACTCTATCAAGGTTGCATATTGTTTCATATTGTAAAAGCGCTTGCCGTTGTCATCGTAGAATTTCAGAAAGGCAAAATAGGGATTGTTGAAATTACTTGCATTTGATAGTAGATAAGCATGGCAACCGTCACGCCTACGAAAAACAGAAAAGATAAAGTTTAGTAACGCTTCCACCTCGTTATCAAGATACCTCTTTTTACTGGTAACGTCTATTAAGACTTCATCGTAGAGAATACTCATAACCTCATCATACTCTGACCCTTTCAAGTCTACCCAAGTAGATAAGCTCTTGAGATAGCAAACAATCTTACCATTTAAGATTATCTTGGTGGAAGACAAAACTAAAATATTTTCTTCCTCTTTCATGTTGTCAGCCCTGAAAACAATCTTAGTATGAATTTTACTAGCGTCACTGTCTATTACCTCAAAATTAGTAAAGACTTGCTTAAGTAGTTCCGTAGTAAAAAACTTGTCCTTGTCTATTCGGTCAAGCTCTGACTTGTTCCGCCTTAAATAGATGAATTGCTCCCCTTTGTCTATGAACCGTTTCAGTAGGTGCTTTTTGAGTGCGAAAGTCTTCCCAATCCCACGCCCACCGATAACAAAATTAAGATACTGGTTATAAGATAGCATTTTTTGCGGATTGTACCATTTTTCTTGCTCTTCGATAGAAAATCACTCCTTTCTGATTTTATTATATCATACTTTTTAAAAATTCGGGTTGTTTTTCTGAATATCAAACAAAATGCTGTCGTCTTTATTCGCTGAATAATTCCAGATTCTGACACCTGATTGAAAAATAGCCTGTAGTGCGTTCATGTGCGACTGGTTGGCTCTTAGTGTTCCAAGATTGACGTTAATCATTTTGATATAGTTAAACCGTTTTCTTGATTTCATCACGCTTAAAGCGTTATTAGTGAACCAGTTGACAAGCACCCCGTAGCATTTTATATACTCGTTCGCCCGTCCCATGATTTCTTTTTGAGCCAAGGAAACTTTCCAATATACGTCTGTCAACCTGTTCCCACTCTGGAAACTTAAGTCATTCCCAATCTGCTGGACGCTGATAGGTTGGTTTTGTAAATCCGCCATCGTTGCATTGTAAGCCCTGATAGACTGGTCTAACGCTATTTTAGATTTCATGTTAGCGAGTGCGTTTGATTGGGATTTTAAAGCGTTGTTTTCGCTGGTAAATCCTTGTTGTACTACTTTATCATTATAATCACGGTTAGCGTTGAATACTTTCATACCACCTGACGCAAGCCCACCAAGTGCGCCCCCAAAATTCCCTGTTAAGAGGTTTCCAGCTACGTTTAAGATACCGCTTGCGCCCTCTGTCCATTGGTTTATGTTAGCGCTATCAACGGCAAACTGGGCATTATAGCTGGCTTGTGAGTTAGCTGTAGCGACTTGTTTATTAGATAGGTCTATACTCTGTTTCAGCATTTCCCGATTCTCTTTGAAAGTCAACTGCGTGTGTTCCATCTGGTTCTTATGTCCTTGAATATAGCTGGCTTCTTGGTCGTTGAGGATTGCAACGCTTTTCCCTGTCACGTCATTCAATCCGTATTTGAAATGCTCTGGGTTATGTTCCGCCCAGTCGCCACTCTCCAAGCTATCCAAAATATTCTTATCAGCATAGCTTATATTGTTAGCGTTGTTATACTCCAAGAAATTGATATGCACCTGATTGCTATCTCCAAGGCTACCGCTTACAACTACTTTATACTTGTGAGCTTCGTCTATGGTTCTCGGTAAATACTGTGGTTGATACACATAACTATTACCATAGATGTCATAAAGCTCTATCTCTGTGAACTCACTATTTAATAGCTGTACTTCTATTTCTAGGTCGTCTTTACCCATGTATGAGCGCAACCCCTCTTGTATCTGGTCATAGGCTATCTTTAACAGGTTAGGGATTTCATACACACTAGGTCGATAGTCAAAAAATCCGTCTACTTCAATCAGCAAGGCTTCTACGTCAAAGGCTGTTTTTGAATAGTCTCCGTTGCCTAACTGTCTATCTCCTGTGTTACCTGTTATCTCTCCGATGTCTCCACCTGCGACAACTTCGGGAGGGTAGATAATGCTTTCAATGTTCGCAACTGTATCTATACCTGTTCGCTCTGTGGTGTAACCGCTCCAAGCGTAGTTTTGCTCTATCACGTCATAGCTTGAGCCGTTGACCGCTGAAATAACGGCGGTATGTCCCCAGATGTTATTACCTGATGGGATATAGTTCACAATACAGCCTACCCGTAAATCAGCCCAAGACGGGTCAAAGCGGACTTTCCAGCCTAGCGCTTCCCAGTCATAGTCTCCCCCAATATTGCTGGCACTCATGCCCCTCTGTGTATCGCTTCCGCTGGCTTGTCTGCCGTTGCCATTGGGGTTTGGGGTGTTGATACCTCCCCCGATGTCACAACCGCCCAGCAGTTGAGAATACAAAGCCACTAGCCCGTAACATTGCCCATTTCCTACGCTTGTCCCAACTCGTGACTTGATTTCATTTAGTGCTTTTAGCGTTTCTGTTGCTTCTGCCATATCTTACCCTTTCTGTAACTCGTCTTGAATAGTTGAAAGCCACGCTTCCGCCTGTGCGATTCGTTCGCCCTCTTTGTAGGCTACACCCTCCCAGTTGTTCATAAAGTCGCTTGCGTTGGCGCTGGCGCTAGCTGTGGAACTGGCTACCCGTCTAAACGTGTCCGCTCGGCTCTCTTGGTTCATGAATTGAAATTGTAGGTTAAAATTCCATAGGCTCTTACCTTGTGCGTGCGCAAAGTTCAAAAGCTCCTCAGCCCTTGGACCCGTCCACTGTCCTATCCCAATACCTACCCAGTGCTTACCGTCTGACCCTCTATAGCCTGCTTCGTTTAATGAAATACTATAGAGACTGGCAAAAGCCCCCCAGCTTCCCATAAGGTTTTCGGCTGTTGGCTCTGATTCCATTTTGTCGTACTCGTAACCTGTTGCATAGTCTGCTTCGTATTTCTTGGCTGTGACGTTGCTTTCTGCTGAAAAGTTCCCGATAATTCCAGCGATACCCTCCGCTGTTGCGTCTGGTACTAACTTCTTGATAATTCGGGTTACTAACCTAACACGGCTTTCTTCGGTCGATGTGTCGCCCTCTTCGTTGGTGCTTCCACTTCCTCCACCTGAACTACTTCCAGAACTTCTATAATTCCGTGTATTCTTGCGTCCAATCTCCGCAACGCTTCCCGTGATGTTTGACAAGATTTCTATATATGTCTTGCCCCCGTCTGTTGTTTCCTTGTATTTTACCCCAATATCTCGGCTTAGATACATGTTGACAATCTGGTTTACGGTGCTACTGCCGTCTTGATTCAAGCCAAACAAGTGTTTATATAGGTTTTCAAGGTAAAAGCTATCATACTTTTTGCCTTGGAAAATAAACGGTCTGGACGCTCCACTTTTCAAGTTTACAGGGATAAAAAAGTATTTAAAAGTCTTCTGCATGCCTGAATAACTCATATTCACGGGGCGGTTTGCCTTTGTGGTCATTTTGATTGTAGGTTTTGCCACCACTACAAGCCACTCTGTATCTATCCCGACTTCTCCAGCCCGTGTAGCATATTTCGTCCCAACTGAAAATCCTTGCTGGCTGTCTTTTAAAGCCCACAACTCATTAGGCAAGGTCTGCTGTTCCACTTGCCCAATCACGTTTAAGGCTTTCAGCTCGTGCTGGTAGGTGTTCCAAACGTCCACCTCGTAAATAATGCGTGTAGCGTCTTCATTGATATAGAGGACGTCAAAAACAAAAGCATAGTAGGTGCGCCCGTTATTGATAAACCTCATATAAGTTACATTTTCATATTTCTCTACCCGTCCAGAAACAACGATTGAGCCATTACGCTGTGTATATTGAAACTTGTCATATTCATAGACAATTTCTATATGTGGATTCTTCTTTGTGAAAAAGTCTTCCATAGCTTCCTTTGTCTCAAAGTTAATCACATTGGCATAGTCATTTTTAAAAGGGCTTTTTGCATAAAGCCATATCTTGGTTGATTCTTGCATAGTCTCTCCTTTAAAAATAGGAGGGCTGAAACCCTCCCTTATTCTTGTCCTATCTGTCCTTGTCCTATCCATTGCCCTCCACGTCTCACGCTGTGCGGTGCTGAAACGGCTTGCCCAACTGCGTTAGAGGGTTGGGCGCTGATGTCTTGCCATCCTGATTTTCTCTGTTGGAAGATACCCGATGGGCGGTTTAAGGTCTTAAAGATTCCGCTCTTACGGATTGCCCACGGCTTGATACTCTTTTTATTAGGATTGTATAGAAACATTCCCACATAGAAAGAATTGTTAGAGTATTGCCCGTCAGGGTAAGAGACGCTGATATTTAAGGCGCTGGCGCTGGAAGACTCTTCCGCTGGTATGGTTACAGTAAACTCTTGAGAACTCTCATCATTCTTGATAACTTCGTCCGTTGTGTAACCGCTGAATGTCCAGATAGTTTGACCGTTTACTTTGATGTCATACTCTACCCGATAGCCTGCGTTTGAGCTGACCCGTTTAGACCACCAGAAAAGCGCTTTTACTCTGATTTTAGCTGTGATAGAGTTGTCTGCGTTGGTTTTCTCTTCTAGGATTTCCACGCTTTCGCCCCAGAACCTCATAGACGCCCATACAGACGGGTCATTTTGCCCATACTGTATATAGGTTGTGTTGCCGTTGGTCATATAACCATAGTCTGTGTCTCCTGAGAACTGCCAAGCGTTGGCGTATGCTTGCGTCCAAGGTGGTACACCTGTCCCAAAGTTTTCCACGTTGGCATTTGTTGAGGTTGAAAATTTTAACTGTAAAGCCATTAGATACCTCCTGCGAGGTCGTTCTCTGTGCTTCCGTTGTTAGTCCTGATAAAGCTGTTTCCGTCTGGTGTTCCGCCGAATACGTTGATGTTACCTGTTGCGATGTTGCGCCCTTGGTTAAATCCACCAGTGAGCCCACCAGTCCAAGCGCCTGACCCCTCAAGGTTTTCAATGATTTTACGCAAAGCGTTTTGCAAGTCTGTGTTAGCGTTTTCTAAATGTTCAATGCGCTCTTTTAAAGCGTTGTTTTCGTTTGTGATACGCTCGTTAAGTTTAGCGACTTCCTGCGTGATTCTATCGTCAAGTTTCTTGATTTCTTTTTCTAGCTTGTCGTTTAAAGCGTCAATCCGTCCATCAAGGCGCTTAACTTCATCATCTACTTTCTTTTCAAGGTCAGCGATTTTCTTATTGACTTTAGCTATTTCACTGTCAATATAAGGCTTGATAATCTTGTTATAGTAGATGTCTGCCTTGTCGTTAAACCATTTATCAGCTTCCTTGCTCTCCATGTAACGGCGGATAAGTAGGGGGATAAGTTGCTCTAGTAGTTCGGTCAAAGCGTTCTTATAATCTTCTAGTTCGCTTTCCAGCGCTACAAAGTCATCAAGTAATTGCTTAAAGGCACGCTGTAGCCACGCCAAAAGCTCGTAAATTGAATTGGCATTATCGAAACTGGTAGGAATTGAGGGAATAAGCCCCCAACGTTCCACCCAGTAAGAAGAATAGCGCCCACGGTAAGCCCTGAAAAATTCGTCTTTAAATTCTTCTGGATTCATGTTTTAAAATCCTTTCTTATTGTGGTACTGGTGCGGTGTTTTCACGGACTGGCGTATAAGATGGGTCTGGTGTCACGTCTGCGTTTACGTCTGTAAACCCACCGAATGGGTAAGCATAAGTGACAAGGTCAACTTGAAAGTCATTAGTTTTTTCTGGTAATGTAATAACTAAATCATTGCCATCTGAACTATTAGAACATTCAACTCCTACCCCATTTTGTATGTGATTAAAAACTTGTCCACTTGGAACAAAAAGATTTTCATGAATTGTTTTACCATTTGCAGTATATTCAAGTGAAATGCTTATCAATACACGATTTGAAACGCCATGAATAGAGTATTTTGCGCTATTTTTACTACTGCTTGAACCCTTAGCCCAATAAACCTTATGTAAAGTGTCAATATCCGAACCGCTTCCAGCGTGTGCATTGATTTTAGCTTCTAACTCCTCTTTAGCCTTACGGATTTCATCTTCAACGTAAGTAGGAGATACCCCAACAGCTCCGCTTGTTTGGTCTCTTACAAAGTCTTTTAATTCTTCTTCTTTGGTTGAAAGCGTTGTATTTACATATTCTTTGAGTTCAGTTTCTTTTGTTGTAACTGCGCTTGTTACTACTTCATTGATTTTTTCAGTAATTTTAGCGGTGTATAGCGTGATAGATGTTTCAGTTTTAGAAACGTCAATCAAGCCATCACTTCCAAGGTTAAACTGTGTTAAGTCTTGGCTGATGGTTGCTGTCTTCTCTTGGTTTGGGTCTGTTCCCGTTGTGGTGTGAGAAATAGCAAGATAAGGGACGCTAGACGCCACTGTGTTCACTTTGTCCTTGTCAGCGTTCAAAATTAGGTTAGTGTCCCCGTTCTTATCTTGCGACAAGTCAGCAAGCGCCTGCTTACCATCGATTGATAGGCTTTCTACGCCTTGATGTTTCTGGAATTTAACCCATGAGTGAATACCCCGAACCAGTTTAGTTGTCTTTGCCATTTGTTTCTACCTCTTTTTCTTTATTTATAACCTTAATTGAATTTTTATAAAGTTGCTCTAGTGTTACGATGTAACTCAAGATAGCTTTTAAAGTCTGTACCGTAGTACGTTTTTTAAAAATCCGTAGCAATGTATAACCGTCTTTTTTAACATAATCATCTATGTTAGATTTTAAGAATAAGTAAACACAATCGCAAACGGTTGATACACGGGCGCAAGACTGGTCTTTATCGTCCCCGTGTCCTGTGACTTCGATTTGTAGCGTGTCCGTTGTTTCGGACAAGTTGATAATTATCATAATGTTTCATGTCCTCTTTCTGCTGTCATGATGGTGCGAGGTACTCCTTTTCTATCATTGGTTACATTTATAGTAAAGGTTGCCCAATCTTCTAGGAGTTGCTGACCATCAACCTCTACACGGCTTTCTTTTAGCCCTGTGATGTTCATTTGATAGTTAGGCGTGACGACAACCCCGTTGTCCCAGTGTACCACCTCATTTACAAGGGGTATGCGTGAAAAATAGTTGTTATCGTCTATCACTCTGCCAAAGCCTTTCAGCTTGCTCTTCTTGGTCAATCGTTCAAAGCTATAATAAGCACCCACAATCTTAAAGCGAATGAATAAAAGCGCCTTAGTTGATTGTAAAGGCTGGTAGCTTTTCCTGATAGTCCAGAAAGTTTCGTTTTCAATGCTCTCATAATGATAAGAGATAGGTTTTAACTTTATCCACAACTTAGCAAGGTCTCCAAGTCGTCTGCTGTTTGACTGGATATAGTATAAACCATCATCAGAATAAGAAAAGTCTTGAAAACTGAAAAGCGTGATTTCTTCTAACATACTATCATATTTTAGTATTTTAGCGTTTGATAAATCTTTCATCTATACCACCTTTCTAAAAGACTTGTAGAAACAACTTATCGCAAATGTTGAAAATCTGAAATTGAATGTCTTTCAGTTCAGCATTATTTTGTAGGCGTTCGGCAAGGCTTGAACCGCTCCACCCTGAGACGTTGCTTTTTGTGTCTGCGTTGTTCTTCTGGTGGTTCTCTACCAAGTTGTCAGCGTACTCTATCACGCCGTAGCGCTCAGTAAATACAATTTCTTTGCGCTCCTGCGGTGTGGTGTTGGCAATCTGTAAGGCTTGCCCGTCCGCTTTCTGATTTCCAACCGTGTCTATATTCATTGACTGGTTTAAGTCCTTGATAGCCTTGTTTCTGATTTCAGCAAGATATTTAAAGAGATTGAAACACTCGTTGTTTAGAACTTCCTCAAGGGCAATCTGGAAACGTGCGAAAGTCTCAAGCCCTATTTCCCTGTTGTAAAAGTGCTTGCAAAACTCTTTCTTGAAATTGTCTGAAACGCCGTTTACTAGCTCCATGTCCTTAAATAGTTCGTTATAGGTCTGGTCTATAATCGTGTTGTAGTGCAGAAAGTCGCCGTTTTCATCAACTGCCAAACCGTCCAGTCGTCCCGTCACGGGATTTCTATATCTGGACTTTAAAAAGGTTGCAATCGTTGCTGTGGTGTTATTCTGGGTCAATGATTGTTCCCTCCTTTTCTGCAAGGTCTAGCGCCACTTTATCAAGATTAAACTGCTGAATTGTTTCCGCTGGCTTCACGCTGATTTCTAGCCCGTAACATTTATTGATAAGCTCAACAAATTTTCTTCTGGACTTCCAGCCTACTTCTATATTAGCGGATATAACCCCATTATTAGAAATAGCTTCTGATACTACCAGACGCTCTTTTTTATCTGAGGGGTTATTGTTGATACCAATAAATGTCAGCAACTGGTTCATCACTCGTAACTTCTCATCGTGCAACTTGTCAAGTAAAAACGGAGCGTCCGTTCTAAACACTTGGATATAGTCCGATAACTGCTTAAAGCTGTCTTGCCCGTCTTGGTCTTTCTGTTTGTTGAGATACACAACGGGTTCAAAATTGGCTATCTTATTAAATATGTTCTTCATAGATAACACATTAGTATTATCCGCAAAGATGAAATACGGTGTGATTTGTGCGTTTCTATTTAACTGGATTGTCAGTTCAATGTCAGCCAATTTTTCGCAAAATAACTCTAAATAGCCTATGTACGGCTCATAAAAATTATTATTAGGAATCACAATACAAGGTCGTTTAATTTTGTCTGGGTTGTCCTCGTGTAGCTCTGAAATAACCCTAAAATCATTTTCAGTATAGGCTATTTCCATCTGTTTAAAATAGTTCATACTGCTAGCGTTAACGGGTTGATAAGTCAAAGGCTGGTCATAATGGTTTAAGCGTTCCCCACGTGTTCCACCCTGTGCAATAAACCCAAACGTGTCATCATGGAAGAAAGCAACGTGTCCATTTTGTATCAGCTTTTTCTCTATAAATAACTCGTCAATATCGTTAGGCAAACCCTCCCATGTGAAATAGTTTACTACGATATTATAGAAATAATTAAAATAAAACTCAAAGAAGGCTTGACGGTTACGCTCTACGGTTTCTTTGTTTAGCTCAATCTTGCCAAGATGTCGCTTGTAATTTTTGTAACTCATTTAGTCCCCTTTCAAATTAGAAAAAGGCGGGCTTTTGCCCGCCCTGAAATTTACTTTTATTCTAAATACCCGTCTATTAACCATAAATCATATGGTCTTCCAGATACATAAGGTTTGCATATTTTAAAGGATAGTCCTATTTCATCTATAATTTTAACTAAGTCTTCTAAAGAATTAACTTCTAAATAGATAAATGGATTTCCAGATTCTATATCTGTAACATATTCAACTTTACCAATCTTTTCTAAAGATTTATGATAATGTTTATATGTGTCTAGCTCTTCAAAATATTTTGCTGAATAAACAGTAAATTTCATTATTCCCCTTCCGTATACCAGAAATGAATGTTTTCAAAAAGTGAAAGGCTTGTCATGTAGTGATGGTGGTAGAAATAGTTGTAGGTCATATTGCGAGGGTTGCGGATGGCTTCCATGTGTACTAGCTTGTCTTTGTTAATGATAGATTTAGCTGAAATAAGGAAAGCGACTGGCTTACGCCCATTGTTTGCGCCCTCTCCCGTGAATTTTTCAAAATCATCTACTACAATCGTGCGAGCTAAAACGCTTGCCTTGTCCATGTTGAAAGCGTTAGCAAGTAACATATCCAAGTGAGTTGAGAACTCAGCAGAAATAACTAGATACTGGTCTTCAATTGCCGTCATGTTTGGCACGCCTACTGGATTGTTAAACGTTGTACGACTTGGGATTGTGAAACGTTTAGACAAGTTGATAAGTGACTGGTTAAAGTCTACGACAAAGTCTTGTTTGTTTTCGTCAATCTTCGTACCTGCTACTGTGATTTTCTTAGCCTTACCCTTAAGGTCTGTATAAGAGACTTCTGCAAGTGATTTCTCAAGTACGCCCTTAACTGCTTGATACTCGTCCAGCGTATCAGATGAGAGGAGTGATGTAAACATTTTGTCCACAAACTCATCAAACGCCATATCAGAAACAAAAGCTTTCTGAATCCAAGCACGCTCAAAAGTACGCTCATAATAGTTTTCATTGTTTAAGGTGTGGTAGAATACCTCAATATCTGTATCAGCGAATTTGAACGGGCTGACGTCTGATTTTGCGTCATAGGTTTTCTTCTCAGCTGGATGTACATAGATTTCTTGCAATGTGTCCCCAAACTCAAAGGTCTCTGACTTGAAAATAGCAAGCGGATTTTCATAAGTAAGCGCCTTGATAACGGTTGACCCGATACGGTTTACAAGCGCTGTGAAAAACTCGTTGGCGTGCTTTTGAAAATCCTGATACGGCACGGTTGCGTGGTTAATGCGTGCGCCCTCAAGAACTGGAATGTCTGCCTGATAGTCAGCGCTGGCACGGGTGCGGATAGAGTTCAATAGGTCAATGTTTGAAACGTTTTTTCCTGTTTGACCTGATAAAAAGGTAGTGATTTTATTAGCCATGTTTATTCTTCTCCCTCTTCTACGATGTTTTCGTGGTCGATGTTCATTTCTACGCCCTCAACTTCACTTGCTGGGGCTTGCGCTGGGTAGTTTGGCACTTCCTGCGCTGGTGTGTCCGATGGCATGGTTGCTGGCGGTGTAACTTCTGCGACTGTTTCTGGTTCGTCCTTAAGTGCGTCTAGTGCGTTGTTAGGATACCAGTTAATGCTTTTTGAAAATGGTTTCATCTTCTTTTTCCTTTCTTTTAAATAACAGCGTTGATTGCTGATACTACGCTCATGTCTTCTTGTGCTTGTTTCATGATTTCATCTTGCTGTCCTAAACGGCGGTAAAGTTCGTTATTTGCTGAACGTAAATTACCATTTTTAAGATTTAGGCGCTCAACGTCTTCATTCAAGACTGAGACAACTGTGTCAATTTCTCCGACAAAAGCCTTAATGTCAATCAAGTCAGCCGTTAGGCTCTCAATTTCTTCATCGTTTCCGACTTTTGCCATTGCAGTGTCTAGCACTGCGAGGCATTCTTGTGAGGTCATGTTCCTCTCCTTTCAATTTTTAAACAAAGTATATCATACTTGACAAAATAAAGCAAGTATGATATGATGAACCTGTAAGGCTTTTCAAGGCTTGTCTAGTGCTGGCAAGATGGTTACACCTCAAGGGGTGCTTGCTGGTGCGAGTCATTCTAACCAACTGACTTTTCAAGCCATGAAAAACGCTTTATAATTGGTAGTTTCCCTTTCGGGAAGCTACTTTTTTATTTACCGAAAAGTCCTGCGAATGGGTTAACGGGTTGCACTTCTTCAAGTGTAAGAGTGTCAGCCATCATAAGGGCATTGAGACGGAAAAAGTCGTTTCCATTGTCGCCACCCTCTACAAACATAATCGCAACGTGTACAGGAATTTCTGTTTTATAGTTTGGCATCTTCTTAACTGTAATTTCTCCTGTTTCTGGGTCAACTTCTTCATAAGATACACCAAAGTTAACCTCTTCAAAATCCGTTTCACTTGTGAAAATTTTCACAATTTCAGTCGCTTTCACAATAAAGTAAGGGTGAGCGTTTGGGTCTTTCTCTGTGTCTGGTGTGTAGAGTTGTAACCCAAAATCTACAAGCTTCTTGCTGTCTTCTTCTGTCGCTGGGACAAGGTACACGGCTTTAGTCGCTTTCTTTTGCTTGTACTTGCCGTCTGATTTGTTAGATGTCGCTGTGATGGTAGCCTGTGCTACAACTGTATCAAAGTTTTCATGTTTTGGTGCTTGTTTAGCCATTTTGTTTATCTCCGTTTGTTGATTTTAAAAATTTAAGTGGTGTGATGATTGTATTGAGATTTTCTAAATCGTTTTGACGGTTTTTTGATTTCTCGTAACAATCGTAAAGGGAATTAGAAGAAAGTGAATAGATTTTATTTTCTTCTAAATAGCAACATAGATTGTAAAAAGCATTGATTGAAATTTTATCAAATTCTTGTGAAACAAATTGATAAAGGTTCATCATATATTGAAAATCTTCATAGGCATAATGTGCTTTTAGATAGGACTTTAAAAAAATAGTGTTTTTAGGTGCGTTACTAGATTTCTGGAAATAGTACCCTTTTTTATTTTTAACCTGTTGGGTGTGTAACAATTTTTTGAAAAAGGAGCGGTAAACCGACAATACAAAACCATCATACCAAGTAGTCTGTTTCCCTGATTTTAAAGGTTGTTTCATAAATTAGAGTACCTCCTTTAATCTGCTTACTTGCCCTCTTGCCCTCAAAGGTTGCCCCAATAACAAAGTTTTCAAAAGTGATTTTTTCTTTGATTTCTGGGGTCATGCCTGCGCCCTTAACGTCTAGGTGCGTTGTCCCGTCTTCTTGTATCAATTCTTCTATATACAGTTTAGAGCGTAAATATTTTGCCTTTACGGCACGTCCCTCATGCGCCCACTTCCCGAACTCTGACGGGTCTATATCAAGTACAAGACTATCAGAATGGAACAAGTGCAAGCTGTCTGTATCGGCATATAAGAAATTATCATAGTTTTCTTGAGCGTTTGAGATGATAAAGTGACGGGCAATAGATGTTACAAATAGCGCCACGGGTGCGTAAACGGGCTGTACTTCTTCTTCATCGTCATTTTTAAAGCGTAATATACCTTTATCGTCCAGATATGCTAGTTTCTTAACAGATATGATTTTAGCGCCGAATTTCCCATATAAGCTATTAAGCATGATTTTGGCTTTTTGCTTCTCTGCTGGGCTTTGTGCGTTTTCTTTCTTGTATCTGTAAGTAGTGATATAGTCATCAAATAAGCCTGATTCTGTCTGAAATTCAAGTGTTTCAACATACATGATAGAACTATCATAATGTTTCAAAAATAGGTCAAGGTCAAAATTAGTCAAATATAGGTCTATAACCTCGTTCTTTGAGGTTGTCACATAATCGCTAGTTCTGACCCCAATGCGTAAAGCGTCAAGTTTGCGCTTTATCTGGATTGTTGGGAGGTAGTCACGTTTTAAGTCAAAATCAGCTTTAATGTGGTAAATATAGTAGTGGTCTTGCTTTATCTCCTTGGGCTTCCCTTTGTAGCGTTTAGGTGTACCGATTGGGAGAGCATTTTGTAGCATTGTCGCTGGGTACATACTGTTAATGTCATAGATGTCTATTAGCTGGTTTAAAGTTCGCCCCTGCGTTTTAGGATTGGCAAACGTCCAGCCCCCACGGTAAGCCTTACGACAAAAATCATCTACCTTTTCGTCAAGGATTGGGAAAAAGTCCCTGAATTTTCGTTTAGACTTCCTGAAAATCCGTTTAAACTCCGTCAGCGCTTCACTTGCTGATGTGTACTTTGTGAAATTTTCTTCATAGTACATAGCAAAGATACCACGGGCTAAAATGGCAACGTCTACATGTATGTAGTCAATCCATTCTGGCTTTATTTCATCTGGCTTATGTTTTAGCAAAGGTGTAGTCCCTTTGGCTATTGGCATTTTGAAAAGTCCAGCCATCGTAGCGATTGAAAAGTTAAGGATTTTTAAAGAGTCTCTAAAAGTCAGCGTAAAGTCTGGAAATTCTAGCGTTATAGAATACCATACCCCCATATCATTAATAAAGTAAGTACATTCTATATCATTGTTCAGAAAGAAAGATAACAAGAAAGAGCCGTCAAACTTGAGATTGTGAAAGAATATGATAAATTCATCTTCTCCCGTCTCTGCATAAGTCTTGTCTAGGTCAAGATAGAGCGATTTTAGAAAATCCTCTAGGCTAGTGTTTACCTTGAATGTGTCTAGATTGTCATAGTCCACCACCTTTGCGAAACAAGATAGCCATACCTCTGTTTCTTCCTCGTTTGTAGTCGTTTCAAAGTCGCCTGCATAGTAGCAAGTCACTTTTTACCTCGTTTCTTGCGTCTTCTCATATCTGAGACAAACTGTTTAGAAAACTTATCTACATTATCAAGGATTTCACGGGCTAGGCTGTCCTGAAATTCAAAAGCCGTTTCCTTACCATCCGTGTCTACGAAAACCATAACATTATCAAAAGAAACCTTGTCAGAAGCCCCACCTGTTAGAAATGCCCCAAAGTTGCTGGCACTCATACGCCTTATGCGTGATACCATAGACTTAAAGGCTTTTTCTTGAGCCTTATTGCCTGCGTCTCTGGTGTTGTAGTGCATTTCTTCAAGCGCTTGTATATAGCGTTCTTTGGCTTCTCTGTCACGTTGTGAGCGATATTCTTTGACCTCTTTAGCTGAATGAAAGCGGTTTAAGTCTGAGCGTTGAGAAGAGCGAAAGCCTTGGGTCAGCTTTTCAACTGAAAACTTGTCCCCGTACCAAGCCTTGGCTTTCTTTACATAGTCGCTTGTATAAACATGGTTGCCAAAGACTTGAGTACGCCCTTTGCTTTTAATCTCGTTGTAGGCACGTTCTAGCGCCTTATCACTCATCCCTGAAAAGTCCCAGCGCCCGCCCATAAAAGCCTTAATCTCGGCATTAGATGCGCCCTGTCGTTGTAACGTTCTTTTCTTTCTGGTTAAATAGTCCCGTTGTACCTTCCTTTGTTTTGGTGTTAAAGCCATTTACTACACCCCTTCCGCTTGTTGTTCCTCTGCATGTTCTAAGGCGGTAGCGAAAGGGATAGAAGCCGTAAAGCTCTTATATTCATAGTCTACTACCTCAATAGTTAGATAACCAGTAAAACGTTCTTTCAGATAACGCTCTATATACGGGAGTTGTCTCCGTTGGTTGATTGTCACTGTCTCTGGTATGATAGTTACATTTCCATCTTCATTCTTATAAAGATTGAAAGTTACCTGAGTAGCGTTAAAAGAGCATTTAATAGGTGTGTCAGTCAACTTTTCTTTTTCTCCTTTCTTTAAAATTAGAACATTCATACCAAATTTTCTATTTAATTTTTCATAATCCTCAATTTCTAAAATAGTTATTTTTTCATTAAACCTTCTTTTTTTCGTTAAAAACTAGCTTAACGTCATCTCCCGTTCCTTCTAAAG